CCTACGGCTACACGGGCTCGCAGGTGCGAACCAGCATCCTCGCCACGCTGCGCGACTTCTTCGCTGTGGCTGGACCGGATCGCACCCCGACGACGACGGTCGACTTCGGCTACGCCATGCGCGACGCGAGCGGCGCATCGGCGAATCTCATCGACTGGTCGACCATCTTCGGGGCAGTTCTCGCGTCTCCGGGCGTGCGCTCCATCCCGGCGACCGACGACTGCCTGCTCCTCAACAGCCTGCGCGCCTCCGTCGCGATCGCGGCTTCTCGCTTCCCCTCGCTCGGCACGGTCCGCATCTTCGACATGGACGCCGGCGGCGCAGAGATCACGAGCTAGCGCATGGCCCACCCGATCACAGCCGACTGCCTCTGGTGCTACCGTCTCGACGAAGCGAATGCCGCTGATAATGCTGTGCGGGCTGGTGGCACTTACGGAGGGACACTTACTCAAACGGGTAGTCCGGCAGTTCAGGCACCAGCAGTTTTTGATAACGGCAGGATGTTTGGGGGATCCAACAAGTTTCTCGATTGGGGTGCCACTGCTTCGTGGGATACCCTGTTTGTGCCCGAAGTCACTATATGCGGATGGTTGTATTGGGACGGCACGCTTCCCGCTGCCGGAACGATATCCATACTAGTCCATCTATACAGTGACTGGTATGGGAATACAGAAACTCTGAAGGTCTGGCTGGATAGCGCTGGAGACATAAACTTCACAGCGCGAGTTGGTAACGACATATTCCACTATGTTGTGAAAGCGCCGCTAACCCAAGGGACGCATCACTTTGCGGCAGTATATTCATATTACGCCGATCCTACCAAACGCTTTATAGATATATACATAGATGGAGATCTGGTCTTTCACGACACCACTTCTCCAAGTGGCACGGTTACACTTCGTTATGGTTTCGACCATATCAGACTTGGCAACGGGTACTATTGGGGTGGTCAAGGATACAACCCAGTCACCTCTTATTGGCGTGGATGGCTGGACGACTGGGCTCTCTACACTACGGCCAAGAGCCAGGCGTGGATAGGAATCCAGATCGATATGGCGCCGCCCGTCATCAGCGCCGAAACCCCGACTGGAGTCGCCCCGGCAGCTACCTCCTTCGGCTTCACGGTGACCGACGACGCGGCCGGCGTCGACACCGCGGAGACTCGCGTCACGATCACCTACGGCAGCGTGGAGTACCTGGCGTGGGACGCCGACGCCGCGGCGCCTGGGTTCAGCGGCTCTCGCGTTCCCGTGGCCGACGGCTACACCTACTCGATCACGCCGAGTTCATCGCTGCCGGCGGGCTTCGAGGTGACCGTCGACATCAGCGTCGCGGACCTCTCCGGAAAGACCGCCTCGGCGGCCTTCGTCTTCACCGTTGAGGTGCTCTCCTCGGAGCCGAACTGGTCCTTCGAGCTGCCGGGCGCCGCCTCCGGGGACGCGCTCTCCTGGACGCACACCGAGACGGGCGGGGCCGAGGATGCTGGCGCCCTCGCCGACGGCAGCAGCCTCGAGAGCTTCGAGAACGGCTGGAGCGCGAACGAGACCGCGCGCCTCTCCTTCGTCGGAGGAGACCTCCAGCGCTTCCCCCTCATCGAGGGCTACGAGAGCTTCGAGCACGACTGGGATGGAAACCAGCTCGCGCTCGCGGCCTTCTCGATCTACGCCCTCGGCAGCGAGTTCCTCGAGGCCTTCGAGCTCGGCTGGTCGAACGTGGCCGCCATCGCGTTCGCCCCCGCCGGCCCCGCCACCATCTCCGAGTCGGGCATGGGCGCCGACAGCTTCACGACGGGCTGGCCCGTGACCTCGAACGTGCTGCCTCCCTCGCTGGTGGGACCGAAGACCGAGGAGGTAGAGGACATGAACTGGACCTCCGTCATGGTGTGGTGACCTATGGCCGAAGCCGACTGGAAGCTCATGACAGGAAGCCCGGACACGACGCAGGTCTCGTTCGGCAAAACCGACGACGGAGCGTTCTCGATACCTGGAGGCGACTTCGCGCTGGGATTTCACTCTCTCGAGCCGGTCGTCGGTCTGTCTGGACTCCTCTACACCTGGCCGTCGCTGCACCCGATATCGGGGCACTTTGGCGGGGTCATCAACGCGTCGCTGCGCAAGTTCAATGCACAAGCCGGCGGAAGCCCCGTACTCTTTTTTGCCACCGGAACGGACGTTACATCCGCCGAGGGCTACATGCTCGGGCTCACCGAAGAGTGGCCCCCACGCATTGCGCTCCGCAAGGGTCTGCTGTCGGCCGGGCTCTCAACAGACAACACAGAGCTGCTCGGGCTTTCGGAGCGAGCCTTTCTGGCCACTGACTGGATCGAACTCTTCTTCACGATGGCAGTCAACCAGCAAGGAGACCTGACCCTGACCACCCGCTACGCGTGCCCGCCGACGGTAGGATTGGGTCCCTACACGACAGACCCCGGGCTGCCGAATGTGATCGACGACATTCTCGGACTGGGCACGGGAAGCCCTCCGCTGGAAGGTGACTTTTACGTCGGTGTGGGGCACTATAACTCGGGACAGTCGGGACGGGTCAGCCTCTTCGACTGGATCGATTTCTGGCATCAGTCCGCGTTCACCTAGGAGCTACGCACATGGCCTCGACCGACTGGACCCCGTTCGTGAATCAGGCCTCCTCGGCCGAGCTCGTCGTCGGCGCCACCATGGCCCCGTCGCTCTCTCCGCCGGATGGCTCGTTCAGCTTCGGCGGACGCGCGCTGGTCTCGGGCGAGAAGTTCTCGGGGATGCTCTACAACGGCTTCTACCCGCTCGCGTCGGGCAAGGGCGGATCGATTCGCGCGTACCTGCGCAAGCACACGCCGATCACGGGAACCGCCGCCTACGCGCCGATGATCTTCTTCGCCGACGACTACGACATGGTGCAGGACCCGTCGGGCTACATCCTCGGGCTGTCGGAGGGGGCTCCCTACTACATCATGCTCGCGAAGGGCAAGCTCTCGAACGGGCTCAAGACCACCGCGGCAGGCAAGCTTCAGCTGGGCACAACGCCCTACGACTCGGCGCAGTGGATCGGCCTGCGGCTCGACCTCATCCACAACCCGCAGGGCGATCTCGTCCTGGACGTCTACTACGACTCGGCCGGAGCTCCCGCGGCGCCCGTCTGGGCTCGCCCCGCTGGCATCTCCGCCGCCTTCGTCGACGACCGGCTGGGCGTGCTCTCTGGAAGCCTCCCGAACGTGAGCCAGAAGTACATGGGGTTCGGCGTCTACACGAACGCGCTCGGCGCTGTCGCCGCGATCGACTACGTCCGCGCCTTCCAGCAGCTGACTCCGTAGGAGCAGCCGAGGCACACGATGGCGAGCCCGTTTTGGACAGAGCCAGGTTCGAGGCAGGGCCGGGTGGACCCGATGGGGGCCGTGCCCGCGCTCGGCACCTACCTCTTCTGCCTGGGCATCGACTCGGTCGAGCCCATGCCGTCCTACAGGCTCGCTCCGGGGGACGAGCTCACGCTCTCGCAGACCGTGCAGCTGCCCGCTGCGCCCGCGCAGCAGCTCATTCGCCTGTCGCTGCAGATGCGTGCCCCGATGGGCGCCCCGATGGCCCGCACGGTCTTGACGCGCGGCGCGGTCTCCTTCGTCACGGGCGGTCTCATGCAGGCAGGCGACGGAGCTCAAGGGCTCATCTTGCCCGCTGGGTCCTACCTGCAGGCCGGAGAGCTCCTGCTCAAGGTGACCGGCGCATCCACGCCGAACGTGGGCATCTTCCGCGCGGCCGCGCTCGGCCGGCCGGTGACGGGGGGCTTCGCGGCGGCGCTCCTCGTGAGCCCCGGACTCGTCGCCGAAGTGGCTCCCAACGTGCGCGTGGACTCGCTCGGGATGCGCTGGGCGGCCCGCTGCTACATCGATGACAACCTCCGCCTCGAGCTCGTAGAAGACGCGCTGCACGTCGTCGAGCGCACGGTGGACCTCAACGTCTCGCAGGCGGCGGGCACGTCGGTCGTGGTGCGCTTCGTGCTCGCGCTCGAGCAGGTGGCGCCATGAACCTCGGTCCAACGGGGCAGCTCACGCGCTTCACCCCGGACGACGCCGACGCCGGCGGCTCGGAGAGCTTCGGCTTCTCGGTCGCGATGGACGGCGACTGGGCGGTCGTCGGATGCCCCAATAAAGTGGTCGGGATGATCAACCCGGGGGCGGCCTACGTCTACCACAGGGTCTCTGGCACCTGGACGTACGTGCAGCGCCTGGTGTCCTCGGACGGCGCGGCGCTCGACGGGTTCGGCCGCGCGGTAGCGATCAGCGGAAGCTACATCGTGGTCGGCGCTCCAAACAGGCTGGCCGCGGTCGGCGGCGCCTACGTCTTTCGGCTGACGGGGACGGTGTGGGCGGAGGAGCAAATCCTCGCGCCTAGCGTCAGCGCCGCCGACGACGCCTTCGGAACCTCCGTGGCGATCAGCGGCGTCGACCTCGTCGTCGGCTCTCCAGGGGCCGACGAGGGAGCCGCCGGCGCCGGCCTCGCGTTCACCTTCCACCGCGCTGCAGGCGTCTGGTCCGAGACGACCAAGCTCATCTCCCCGGCCCGTGCGGCCGGCGGCGCGTTCGGCACCCGGGTGGCCATGGACGGCGGCACCCTCGTCGTCGGAGAGCCGGGCAGCGCCGCGGCAGGGGCGCTGCAGGTCTACGAGCGCCAGCTGGACGACACCTGGCTCACGGTGGCCTCGCTGGCCCGCCTCGCGCTCCACAGTGCCAACGGTCTTGGCACGTATGGCATCGCCATCTCTGGCGAGCTCATCGCGGCTGGCATGCCGCTCGAGCACAACACCCTCGATGACACCGGGGCGGTCTACATCTTCCGCCTGGTGGGTAGCGTCTGGGGCCCGAACGAGGACCAGCGCATCGCCGCGCCGCCACGCTTCGAGGACGTCGCCAACGAGTACTTCGGCTACAGCGTGTCGCTGGACGGCACGACCCTCGCGGTCGGGGCGACGGCAGATCGCGACCTCGGAGTGGACCCTCCGGTTGGCACCTACGGGTCGGTCTTCCTCTTCGCCGATGTGGCGGATGTGGGATTCCAGCTCTGCGGCCGAGCGCACCCCGCGGTCGTCGGCGGCACAGGGTTCGACGTAGCCGTGTCCGAGAGCACGCGCTGCGCGCTCACGGGCGCGCCGAACGAGCTGGCCGGGGCGGTCCCCTCCGAGGGAGCCATTCGCTTCTACCAGCTGGCTCCGACCGACGGGATCGAGATGCCGCTCGCGGGGCTCTACCTGGATGCGCTCTACTACGTCAACGGCGCCGACGACGTCATCCTCACGAACTGCGTGCCCAAGCACGGCGAGACCCAGGTCAAGCAGGCGGCGGTGCTGCGCTTCCAGGTGCTCGCGCTCAACGGGGCGGCGATCGACGCGACGACGCGCGTCTGGGTTGACTACGGGGCCGGCGACGAGCTGGCCTACTCGCAGGCGGCCGGCGGCTTTCAGGCCGGCTTCTCGGGCACGATGACGCTCGTCGCCCCTCCAGGCAGCGTGGTCCAGAGCGAGCAGTGGTTCGAGCTCTGGCGGGTCGGCGCGCTCTGGCCGTCTCTCGAGCAGGTCACGCTGCGGGTGGATGCCTCGGCCGGCGGGAGCCATCTGCTCGGCGACCCGGAGTAGATGGGATGACCACGTCTATCACCTTCACGATCGAAGACAAGATCGCCCCCGAGCTCCTCGAGGTGCTGTGGCTGACACCGCGGCGGTGCCGCCTGCGCTGGAACGAAGCGCTCACGACGACCAACGCCCCCGGGGGCTCGCTCTTCTGCCGGCACTACTCGGGAGGAGTGGAGATCGCCTCAGCGACCGAGGTCTTCATCGCGACGGACGACATCACCTCGGTCGTGAACGCAGTCGCCTGGGTGGGGAGCTGGATCGATGTGACGGGCTCGGCCTACCCGAGGAACAACCGGGCGCGCCGCATCCTGTCGATCGACGTGACCACGCGCCGGGTGACGGTCGACACCTCGGACGCTGCGGGAGGGCTGCTCATCGTCGACCGCGGCATCGACTACACCAAGCTCGGGTCGAAGGCCCGCGAGCGGCACCTCAAGGCGACCATCTCCTGCTACCGCATCGAGGCGCGCCTTGCAGCCGAAGGAGCGGGGCTCGAAGTGCACTCCGAGCTCCGCACGCAGTGCGCCTACGAGCCGCTGCTCAAGCAGGCGTTCCTGCCATCGGAGGACGAGATTCCTCCCGCCGACGTCGCTGAGCAGTACGTCGTCCTCGACTGGGTCGACGACGTCTCGATCGACCGGCTCTACACCCTCTCTGCGCTCGAGGTCGAGGACTCCTTCGGCAACGCAGCGAGCGCCCCCTACGAGATCGACTTCAAGACGCCCCTCTTCGGCGCGCCCGCGCGGCGCATGTCGCTCTGGGAGCAGTTCGTCGGTCTGACCGGCATCGAGCCGAGCTTCCTCGATGAGGACCTGCTCGGCGAGAAGCTCTTCCGCAAGATGTGCGTGGTCATCCAGGACCTGCTGAACGTGCTCTGGAACCGCGTCGACGGGCTCGCCAACGTGACGGACCCTGCGCGATGCCCCGCGGAGATGCTGCCCTGGCTCCTCCACGACCAGGGCAACCCCTTCCGCTTCAACCTGGGCACGGAGCTCGCGCAGCGCCGGCTGGTCGAAGCGCTGCCGGAGATCTACCAGCGGGTCGGGTGCGAGGTCGGGCTCGAGCGCACGCTGCAGTTCTTCCTGGGCATCCTCTTCGACGTGGTTCCCTTCTACCCCGAGGGGGTTTGGGAGCTCGGGGTGGCGCACCTTGGGGAGGACACGGTGCTTGGGCCTTCGTCGCTCGTGCTCAAGAACAGCTACGACGTGTTGACCCCGCTGCTGACCATCTTGACGGACGAGCAGCGGCAGATCGTGGAGGACATCTGCACCTGGGGCGACCCGGCGCGGATGCACCTGCACCGCATCGTAGAGTTCACGCCACCGGATCCTGGCGTGCTACGCTGGGCTCTCGGGGACGTAGGACTCTCGGGGCTCGGCATCACGACCGTGCTCGGATAACAGCGAGGTAACTCCGTGGACAAACACAATTATTTTTATGAACAACTGGTGGTCGACTCCGACCTCGACGACATCTACGCCGACGCCGAGTCGATGGAGCGGGACGGCATCGCCACGCCGCACGGGCTCTGCCAGGCGCCGGCTGCGGGCTCGCCGGGTCCGACGCGCTTCGGGGGCATCCTGTCGGGGCTCGTCGTGACGCGCACCGGCGCGAAGTCCCTGCAGGTGTCGGCCGGACAGGCGAGGGACTCGGCGGGGCGGCTCATCACGGTGCCGCTCTCGACGATCGACATCACGAACCTCGGCGACACGACCGTCGGCGACTCGACGAACGCGCTCGGAGGCGGAGCGGCGGTGGCGATCGGTGGCGGCCTCGAGGCGTGGCTGTCGGTCTACGCGATGTACGGCGAGCTCGGCACGGACGCACGGACCGATGGTCTCGGCGTGCCCGTGAACTTCCGGGTGAGCGAGAGCTTCTGCTTCCACCTCGCTCTGGGCACGCCGGCGGCGGCTCCGGCGGTGCTTCGCGCGGCGCTCGCGGACGGCTACGTGCTCCTCGCTGACGTGCTCCTCGACGAGAGCGAGGAGATCGTGAGAATCGATCCGGGCGGCGGGCTGCAGCCCGTCATCTGCGGCACGGACGCCGAGTTCGACTACTTCCCCGCCTACGCGGCCCTCACCGGCCGGCGCTCGGACTGGCTCACCTGCGAGGACTCCTCGAACCACCCGCTCCTCGCGACCGCCGGCGCGCCCATCCGCGCCGCCACCCCGCGAGAGGCGATCGACCTCGCCCTGCGGCGCCTGCAGTCGACCACGACCCCCGCCGGCTCGCAGCTCCTCGGCGGCCGTGCGATGGGCGGCACGGAAGCCTACGAGTTCTACACGGCCAAGTCGCTCCCCTCCGGGACGATCGACGCGCAGCTCTACTTCCTGCTGCAGGAGCTCAACAAGAAGCTCTCGAACGGCGGCAACCTACAGCAGCCGTTCTACGACGACTTCTTCTACGTGGCAGAGCTGGTCGATCCTCTCGACTGGCCCAGTTGGGGGCTCATCACCGAGAACAACACCGCGGCGCAGCCGAATCAGCTGGAGCAAGAACCGTACGGGGTGGTGAGTCTGCTGACGGACAGCAACACCGACGACACCGCAGGCCTCATTCAGGGAGGCGACAGCCAGCTCACCGTCGACGAGCTCGGCAACGACTGCTTCTATGCCTGGCCACTGGGCAGCACGCAGGTGCAGGCGACCTTCCGCTTCCGAATCAACTCGGCGCTCGCCGACGCTGTTGTGCAGCTCGGGTTCGGCCGCTGCGACATCAACGTCAAAGCCATCTGCGCGGTGGCCGAGATCGACGGCGCGGCAGGAGGCACGGTGCGAGCTCGCGTCCTGAACTCTGCCGGAGCGGGCGGGGCGCTCGGCGCTTCGGTAGGATCGATCGTGTCCGGTGCGTGGCACACCGTCAGGGTGACGGTGACTTCCGACACGCAGGCCGAAATCAGCCTCGATGGTGGAGCTGCGCAGGCTGCCGCTCTCGGAGCTGGCGCGTTCCACGCGGCCGGAGCCCTGTTCGCCCGAGTCAAGACGCTGGCCAACGCGACGGCAAGCCTGTCGCTCGACTGCGTCTGCGCAGGCGTCCTCGGTTCTCGCTAGAGCTTCCCGCCAACCTCCAACGCCGTAGCAGCCAGACCCAACGAGTCGCTGGGCGCCTCCGCGCACAGGTACGTCGAGCGCCCGGCGGGACGCGTCTCGTAGCGAGAGCAGAACAGCTCGGGCGTGCTCGCGCACTCCGCCGGCGACACCTCGACGGTGAGCAGCTGCGCGGTCCCGGTGCTCACCTGCACCCGCAGGATGGGCGGAGCGATCTGCACGCAGTCGTCCGGCTCAGCCAGATCAGCCCCAGGGGCGCGTCCGTCGCACGCGAAGATCGTGCTTGCAAAAAGAATGAGACTCATGTACCATGCAAGGCTGGGCCGGCGGGGGACTGTGAGGGGGAGGGGAGATCTCATGGGTCGGCTCCTCATCTTCAGGGCTCGAGCATCTTGATCGCGAAGCCGTCGGCGCGCCCGCAGGCCGCCAGCATCCGCAGGCCCGCGACTGCCGAGTCCGCTACAGCGGAGGCCTCGACGGCGGCCTCGTCGGTCACTGCCCCGGGCCGCAGGGCTCTGTGGTGCATGAACGCGTCTGCGTAGACTGAGGCCCAGATCATCTTCTCGCCGTCCGTCATTGTTCGCTTCTCCGCCTCGGGCCGGCGAGCGCGGGAGCTGCCAGTCCCCCTCCCCCGCATTCCCCCGCCGGCCTTGCCTGTCAGCTTATATGATTAAAATACACTTGTCAATCATTTTTTGTTGCAATCGACGGTGAGCCGTGGTACCGTGCGTGCTATGGCGGCACCCAAGCGCGTACGGGAGTTCGTGTTCATCCTCGTGCCCGAGGAGGGCGTGGTAGAGCGCACGGTGGCCCAGGAGGCCGCGCGCGCCTGCCGGGCGGCGTTCCTGCGGGGCTTCGACCCCATCTGCCCGCTCCTCGACACCATGAGCTACCTGACGCCGGCCGAGCGGACGCTGCAGCTGCCAGCGATCAGCCGGCGCTGGCTCCGCCGCTGCGGCAAGATCTGGCTCCAGTTCCCGACCGACGACGAGACCCTCGACTCGCTCTCCTTCCGCATCCTCGACGAGAACGACCGCGGCGCGGCCACCCGCCGGCCCGTCTACCGCCTCGAGCGCGTCGAGGAGGACGTCGTTCCAGTCGCTGTCAATTCGCTCGAGATCCGTGAGATACTCGCCTGCAACCTGACCGCCGGCTTCGCAAGCCGCCTCGTCTGAGAGGAGCCCCGTCATGAAGTTCACCGTCGAAGTCCTCGAGCGCCAGCCCAAGCTCCGCGCGAAGATCGTTCCGACCGGAGCCATCCGCCAGACCCCGTACCGCTTCCCGCAGGTCGACACCTTCACCGTCGAGGCGCACAACCCCTCGGAGGCCAAGGTCGCCGCCAAGGCCGCGCTCGCGACTCGGCTCTCGCCCGAGCTCCAGCTCATCTCGCTCTCGGTGGTCGAGCCCGCGGCGCCGCGGGTCCAGGTCGTGGTCACCCGCAAGGTCCCCGCGGCCATCGAGGACTGATCCGTGGGCGCCTACGCCGACATCGTGACGGCCGTCCGGGCTGCGGCCAACCTCGCTGGCGGGCTCCTGCAGATCTTGTGGGGCACGCCCGGCGACACGGTGCTTTGGCCGGAGGACGACCCGAACCTCGCCAAGCCGCGGGACACCGGCGCGCTCTGGGACGCGAGCGGGCCCTTCCCGCTGCTCCTCGAGCAGGTGGGCGCGGTGATCGATGCGGGCGGCAGCGGCGCCCCGCTGGCGCATGCGGCCTCGCACGTCACCGGCACTGATCAGATCGCTGATGCGATCGGCGGCATCGACGCCATGCGCGGGCTCCTGTCGGTCGCCGACAAGAACAAGCTGGACGGCATTGACTCGGGAGCCGATGTGACCGGCAGCAACGCGCCGCAGGCGCATGCGACGTCACACACCAGCGGTAACGGCGACGCTATCAAGCTCGATGACCTAGGGACCCCCGACGACAACACCGACCTCGATGCGTCAACCGGGCGGCACGGCTTGCTCCCCCGTCTTGGTGGCGGCACGACCAACTTCCTGCGCGCCGACGGCACGTGGGCGGCTCCTGGAGGCGGCGGCACCAGCGCGACTGACGAGCTCGACCCTGCTGCCACCACAGGCGCCGAGACGACGCTCACCTTGAGTCACACGCCCGGGTCGGCTGCCGCTCTGTTCGTGTTTCGCAACGGCGTGCTCATGCGCCTGGTGAACTCCCTGGGCGCCTCGAAGATGGAGTACACCTGGTCGACCACGACGGTGACGTTTGTCGCCAGTGGTGCGGCGAACGACTGGTACGTGGCCAAGTACACCTACTAGGACTGGTTGTCATGCAGGGGATAAAGTCAGATCAGGTAGCTCCCGGACTCGTGTCGTCCTACCTACGCATCCTGCCCGGGAACGCCGACGGCTGCCTGGTTGCACCTCTTCAGACTGCGACGACAGGAACTACCTCTGGTAGCGGGAAGGACATCTCTGCTCCGGGCACCTACGGGCTGGTCACGTTGACCGATGGAGCAGCCACCTTCAACAGCTCGATCGTCGGCAAGCTGGTCTTCATCTCTGCGGCGGCCACGGGAGGAGGCGCTGGTCCGCCAGCGGTCAACCTGGGCTACTTTCAGATCTACGATCAGCCCAGCCCGACCACGTTTCGCTTTCGCAACGCAGACGCGCAGGCCTCGACCGGGGTGACCTACTCGATCGTCTCCACAATCCCTGCTGGTGGAGCCTACGGAACGTTTCTTGGTTTTGACGGCTTCGAGTTCACGGTCGGGTCGACGTCAGATCGTGTGTACATTGATCTGGAGGTGCGCTTCAACCACTCGCAGTACTGCACCAGCGGCACGGCTTTCGCCATCGACGGGCTCAAGTACGCCGGGTGGGACGCGGCAGCCAGGTCTGGGGCCGTTTGGCTTCGCTCTCAAACCTGGATGACTGGCCTGTCCGCCGGGAAGCACTGGCTCGAGCCTGGTATCCACGGCGACTACGGATACTTCTCGTTCAGCGCCTGGACCGACATCCACTACGGCAACGCAACCTACATGCATTTCACGCATCCACAGACGGCCTTCAACAGCCCGAGCAACGCTCCTGCGGCGTCGTGCAAGGTGTCGCTGCTGATCGTTCCTACCGCGCTGTGATTCAGTTCGCCAGTCTGGCAGCGGTGATGTCGTAGGGTAGTGGGAGCTGGTTGGAAGACGCGGACGTAGCCTCACCAGCTGACTCGGACTCGTAGGCCCGTGTCAGCCCCTCGGCAACCTGCCGAAGCTCCTCACGAGACAGACCACCGAAGCGCTCGAGGCGCGCGAAGATCTCGCGAGCCATCTCGAGCACCTTGATGATGCGCTCGGCGCGGCTGAGGCCGCGGTATCGGGTGAAGAAGTCCATGTGCGTGGTTGATGCATTGCGTCTACGGCTTCTACTGCCAGTGTAGCTCGTGATCTGCGACTGTCAACGGGGGGATGTGGAAAAATAGCCGTTGATGCGCGATGCGGGCGCTTCCAGCTGAGCCAGCTGATTGAAGCCCCCGTCCTTGAGCCCCTGGTTCACCTCGTCGATGACCTGAAGTAAGGTCTTGGCCGGCTCCTTGAGGGTCTCCAGCAGGTAGTACGAAAAGGCTCCATGGGCCACACCCTCGACGATCCCGAAGGTCGAGTCGGCCGCCGTCTGGTCACTCCTGCAGGCGCCGAGGAGGGCGTGCCCGAGCTCGGGCTCGTTGTGGACGAACGAGCCCACCTTCCTGAGCCGCATGGTCCGCCCTGCCTGGCGCAGGTGGACGTCTAGCGGTGGCAGGACGCGCTTCGGCCGGGACTGCTGGGGGAGCATCGGATGAAGCGGGAGGGATCCAAGCACCTTCGACATCGGGCGCGCGTCGGGCATCGGGCGCGCGTCAGGTGGGGCTAGCTCGCGCGTGATGGTGCCGGCGTGGCAGCAGTCCATGATGACGGTGAGCTTGGCCTTGAGCCCCTTGAAGTAGCTGCCGAGGATGTCGTCAGAGAGCGGCGAGTCCCAGCAGCGGTCGAAGTCGTAGGGGCAGATGACCTCGTCGAGCCCGTCGTCGAGCTCGTTGCCCTTCCAGCAGCGGACCTGCGATCCGTGACCACTGAAGGCGAAGACGGCTTCGTCCTTCTCGTCGCCCTGCTTGAGCCAGTAGAGGCGGTTCAAGATCTCTTTCTTCGTCGCCCGATCGTCGAAGAGCGTGCGGATGTTGTCGAGCGGGTAGCCGTAGACGGTGTTCAAGAGCTCACGCAGCTCGAGCATGTCGTTGACGCAGCCGCGCAGCGGGGAGCCAGCGTAGTCGTTGATCCCGACGAGGAGGGCCTTCTTCATGGCTCACCTCCCTTCGCAGGCGATCGAGGCGTTCGCGGTGGCGACGGCCTCGCGCACCTTGCGGATGGCCGCGGTCTGGTCGGCGCAGGCCGGGGTGTTGTCGCGGATGGTCTTGGCGAGCAGCAGGCCGGCCTCGCGGATCGCCAGGTACTTGGGCGGGTCGTCCGGCTTGGGCGCATGGTAGGTGAACCAGTTCTCGAGGTCCTTGTCGGTGATGGGCATCAGGGCTCCTTCTTAGCGGCTGGTGTCAGCGCCTGCTCTGGGGTGCATCCTCGGGCGAGGCGATCGGCGATCGTTTGCCGGGGCATGCCGAGCTCGATCGCCCACTCCTTGAGGTTCTGCGTGCGGCCAAAGGCCGTCACCTTGCGGTTGGTCCGTCGGTTGTTCGCCTGCTGGACGGGGTTCTCCCAGCGCACGTTGCCCGGCTCGTAGTTGCCGTCGTTGTCGATGCGCCCGATGGAGTACTCGGGGCCGGGCTTGGGACCTACGGCGAGCAGGAAGGTCTGGAAGCTATCGGCCCACGCATCGCAGACCGTGATGCCGCGCGCGCCGTAGTGGTGGTAGTTGCAGTTGCGCGGGTCCCTGCAGCGCGCGACCATCATCCGCCAAGCGTCGTACTCGGGCGTCGTCTCGCCTCCCACGGCGTGCCCGTGGATGAGCCCACGCAGGCGCTTGTCCTCGTCGGCCAGGCACCCGCAGGATCTGGTTCTGCCCGAGGTCAAGCTGGAGGCGGCTATCGTAGCTTCCTTGCCGCAGCTGCATCGGCAGCGCCAGTGGAGCTTTCCAGGCATCGGCACTGGCTCGAGCGCTGTCAGCCGGCCGAATACTTGCCCTTCCAGGTCGCGGTAGCCAGATCTCATGGTGATTTCTTTTTCTCTTCGCTTTCGCCATCGAGCAGCTCCAGCGCTCGGCGCAGGCCTCTGGCAGACCCAACTCCCTCCTCAGTGGCCGATGCCAGCGCCGCCCTCACCGACTCAACGCGGCTGTGCCACATCGCCTCGCGATCGTTGATCATGTCGGCAGCTCGCTGCAGCGAGACGAGGCCGGACTGCACCAGGAGCGCGTACTCCTCCAGCGCCGCGCTCTCCCCGGCCAGTGCCGTATCTCGCTCCTCCTCCAGCGCCTCCTCGATCTCCTGGCTGAGCGCGTACTGCCTGTCGTCCAGCGCCTCCAGATCGGCTACTCGCTCGAGAGCCGCCGCCTCGCCGGCCAGCGCCGTCTCGATCTCATCCTCAGCCGACCTCCACATGCCCTTGCAGAGGTTGCGCAGCGACCTCTCAGCCGACACCTCCTCCAGCGCCGCCGCCTCGCCGGCGCGGGCGGACTCGGCCTCGGCGAGCAGGTCACGTCTGATGTCAGCAACCTCGACGCAGTAGCGCCAGTTGATCTCCGCCTCGCGCTGCTGCGATCTGCGCTCGGCGTCGGCAATCGCCTCCCGCATCAGCCGCTCGTGCAGCAGGCCGCGAAACGTCGTCCGCAGGTCGCCGGAGACGGTCCAGCAAGTGGATCCGTTCGCGTAGAGGTTCCCCGGCGCGTAGTAGCGCACGTTGCCGTAGGCGCCCCAGCAGCGATATCCGCTATCGCGGTCCGTCGCGCACTCCAGAATCCACCGCGCGTGCCGGTGCACGCGGTCAGAGTTGTCACTCATGCTTGCCCTCCGCTATCGAGATCGCCGTGGAGATGGCAGCGCACCATAGCGGGTCGGGCGACGCAGAGCGCAGAGCCTGCAGCGCCGCAACGATCCGCCCCCGCTCCTCCTTGACGCCCTCAGCGCGGCCGCGCTCGTAGTCGCTGCGCTCGAGGCACTCCGAGCACGGCCCGCCAGCGTCTGCGCAATGCAGATACACGACGGTCTTGCCGCAGACGGGGCACTTGGTGCGGGGGTCGTAGGGCATTAGCTCACCACGATCCCGCAGTTGTAACAGACGTTCATCACTCATTCTCCTCCTCGACGATGACGCGCGGCACGTAGTTTTTGCGGCCGCACTCGCAACTCCCGAGCCAGCAGCGTCCCCACCTCGCGCACGTCTCGCACGTCCTCTTCGGCGCCAGGTCGCGCTCGCCGATGCCCACCTCCTCGTCGGAGATCGGGTCGAGCAGGTTGATGGCAGTCTGCAGTGAATCCGAGCGGGACGCGTGCAGCTCAAACGCCTTCGTGTCTCGCTTGCGCAGCGCCTTGACCACCGCCCTATACTCGTCGTCCTGCTTCTTCAGCAGCGCCACGATGCGCTCGTCGAACTTGGCGAGCTGCAACTGGTAGATCAGTGACTCGCGGCGCAGCCCCGCTGCCTGCTCGCGGTGCCACGCCACCTGCTGCTCCAGGCCGACGCACTCGATCCCGTACTGGCAGCGCTGCGCGTCGATCCGGCGTCCGTGCTCCTCCGCCTCGCACGCCGCCTCCAGCACCTCCTCGAGCAGCGGGAGGATGCGGATGCGCTCCGATTCGGCGCCGCTCCGCCACGTCGCCGCGTGCGACCAATCGCGATCCTCCATCGGCTTGGTCAGCGCGCGAAACTCCTCGCCGGCCTGCAGCGACTCCTCGACGGCTGCGTCTATGTCTGCTCCGGTCAGGTTGCGCGGCGGGGGGAACTTGAACTTCACCTTGCCGGCCGGCGCAAATAGTGCACCGTCGACGCACCGCACGGGCTGCGCGCACTGGCCGATGCTCCAGTGACGGCACTCGAGGCACAGGAATCCCATCGCAGCACCTCCTACGTATTCCGAATCTTACTTGACCTCGACGCGCGCGCGGTTGGTGTACCCGAGGTGCTGAGGAGGAATTGTCACCGCCTCCTCGGGGAGCCAACCGCGTCGCAGCCTATCGCGTATTGTCGCCGGTGAGGCGTCCAGCTCGCGGGCCCACTGAGACATAGTCTTCCGCTCTCCACGAGCTTCTATCCATACATTTCTTCGCGTGTTGTTAGCCTGCTCGAGGTGTGTTGCCCACCTGCAATTGTCGGGGCGGTAGTCTCCGTCTACGTCTGTGCGCTCCAGTGTGTGCTCTGCGGATGGTTTGCGACCAAGGTCGTGCAGGAAGTTGCGGAAATCACGCCATCGTTCACACACCGCAATGCCTCTTCCACCGTAGTTGTGGTACCCCGCATCGTTGCGGTTATCGCATCGTGATAGCATGCGCTGCCACGCAGTGTACTCGTGCGTGGGAGCGCCACGCTTGCTGCATCCGTGCTTCGTGTTGCGCTTTGTCGTAACCAAACGCTTTAGGCACCCGCACGATTTAGTCGCTCCACCGGTCAACGACGTAGTGGCTACTACTGATTGGCTCCCGCAGGAGCAGTCGCACAACCAGTGTATTCCGCGGCCAGCCCACACGGGAGCTACCACCGTAAGCCTACCGAAGCGCCTTCCCGTCAAACTTGGTGTCGATCTGCTCATGTAGGCAAAGTAGGGCAGATTTAACTGCGTGTCAAGTTTTCCGAAGTTTACTTAACATCCAGCAATGTGCGCCCAACTTTGGCTTTTGCAGTCAGGCGAACGGGGCCTGCCGGCCCGTCGACGATGTCGTTGCCGAAGAGGTGGTCGACAAGCTTCTTGATCGACTCGGCGTCTTTCTCCCAGCATTCGACCACGACCTGGTCGTGCCCGTGCATGATGATCCACGCATCGTTGTATCGACGCTTCAGCTCGTCCTGGATGTGCACCATGGCCACCCCGACGAAGTCCGAGCCGATCACCTGCACGTCCCAGTTGGCCACCTCGTTGTACTCAGCCAGGGCAGGAATCGGGAAGTAGCGCCGGCGACCGAGAGGAGGTGCCTCGATGAAATAGTCGCGTTGTATCTTGTCGTACTTGGCATCGTGGTAGCGCTTGAACTCGACGAACTTGCCCAGGTAGCTGTGATAGATGTGCGACACGACCGGCAGCGTCAGCGCGGCCCGCATCTCGACGGAGAGATACTTCTTCTCCCGGACGGTGTGCCACACCGTCTTGACCATGGCCATGTAAAGCGAAGCGTAGACTACGTTCTTGACCGCGTCGCGCAGCTTCTTGCGCTCGGACTTGTCCTTCTCCATGAACCCGGGCCACACATGCTTCGAGGCGAGCGTGTGCGGGTCTCCGTCGGGCTTGGCCATCTCCTCGATCAGCTCGCGCACGCCGGCGCGCGCGGCCGCAACGCGCAGTTCGAGCTGGTCCTTGTCTGCCCCGACGAAGCAGCGTCCCGGAGGAGCCTCGATGAAGTCGCGGTCTTCCTTGGGCCAGTTCTGTACGTTGTCCTTCGAGGAGAATCGCGAACCTTTCTGCCCTGCGCTGTTTCCGCTGATGACCACCTTGCCGCCTCGGCGTACCACCAGGAACGAGGTGGGCACGTTGACGCAGTAGACGGTGTGGGTCCCGCGCATCGCCACCGCAGGACTTGGTTTTTTGACCGCAGAGAATCTGCGCTTGCGAATGTTGACCCGCCAGCCGCTTCCACCTTGAAACTGGTGCTTTGATACGTGGGCTCTCCGGCCAGTGAGGCAGGCTATTATTTGCACCCACATAGCGTTGTCGGCCACAGTTGTGTTATAACGGCCGCCTAGCCCCTCCTGGCTTCCATCCCACTTGGTTACCTCAGCAGAAAACGCTTCCGCTTCATCCATGGTCATGTCGTACAACCAGGGGCCCCACGACCTCTCTTTGCGCAGGAGGTCTTTCAGCTTGCCGGTCAGCGAGCTGGTTGCCAATCGTACGCTGTACCTGCAGGTGTAGCCAGACGGCAGTTCCGGCCCAAGATCCTTGCAGGTGTAGTCATGGTCGAGCGCGTCCAGTATCGACAGCAGCCGGCGATACTTACGCTCTTTATTGAAGTTGAATCTCCAGGTGTTTCCTATCAGCGATCCGTCCGCCTGCGCGGCCACGAGCAGCCGAACCCCGTTTTCTCCCAGGTCCAGTCCGGTCGGGCTGAATAGGTGGGTGCCAGCATGTACCCACCGAAGGTTGCTGCGTAGTTCGCCAGCCGCAAGCACGTGCACTCGCTTCTTGCGGCCGGGTCGCTCGCGCAGCAGTTGCCGATGGTTCGGTGTGACACGCAGGTCCACCTGTTCAGATTTCACCTGCAGCAGTTTTGCGCCGGCTGCTGCCACAGGATTAGATCCCTTGACGAACGAGATGGACTCGCTGTCAGGGTCGTACTGCGCGAACTTGAGCCCGTCAACGCGCTTGACAGCTTCCGGGAACTTGATGAACCCCTTGTCGGTCAGAACTTCTGTTTCTGCGTCGTAGCAGTTCCACTGCGGGTGCATGCGCCGGTCGCGCTCGATGTAGCTCGCGAACGCGCCCTTCGGCGAGTAGAGCCGCGTGTGCCGAACCTGCCACTCCTGCACCTTCACGATGCGGCTGATGATGGGATCCTCGAGCCGATCGATGAGGGTCTCGCTCTTGTAGCTCGTCGTCGGTGTGTGCGTCTTCTCAGACCACGCGGTAGGCTTCAGCTTGAGGTACCTGTCCCCGTAGTAGACCTCGACCCGGTGCGCGTTGTTCATCGGGTTGAAGTCGGGCCACTGCAGCAGCTCCCGCAGCTCCGCCTTCGCCTTCTCGATCTTGCCGAGCAGCTCCGCGCCCATCTGCGCCCGCCGCTCGTAGTTGATGGGCAGCCCCGCCAGCTCCATGTCGGTCGCCAGGTCGGCAAAGGCGTTCTGATAGGTGATGAGCTGCTGGCTCATGCCCCGCTCGGCGATCTCTCGCATGAGCGGGTCCACGAGCTTGCCCGTGTTGAGCGCGTCCTTCGCGTTGTACACGAGCAGCTCGATCACGTCTTCGGTAGCCGCCTTCTTTCCCCCGTGGTCGGAGATCTTCCAGGGCTCGACGTCCAGATAGGTATGGCCGATGAAGCCCAAGTCCTTTGGGATGTCGGGCTGAACGATGTGCGCAAGCCCCTGGGTGTCTATCGTACGGCCGCGGATGGTGAAGCCTTTGGCCGAGAGCACGCAGCGGTCGTAGGGCGAATTCTGATAGATCTTGGTAACAGACTCCTCGGCCAGGAGCAGTCTCAGCTCCTCGGTCAGCACGCGCTCGGCCTCCCACGGTAGCGTGTTCAGGCCTTGCAGCGTCCAGGCCACAGCCACGTCGTTTCCGTCGACGCCAGAGAGCGCGATGGAGTAGAGGTTGCAGCGGAACATGTTGAGTCCGCTGGTCTCAATATCGACGGAGGTCGGCACCTGGCGAAGCCGCCAGCATCGCATCCACTCGAGAGCCACGCGAACCACGTGCTCGAGAGGATCTGGATTTCCCGGGTGCACAATGACGAAGTTCTCGTGCTGGTTCGGTACCGCTCCGGGCTGCGCGAGACGCCAAGCCTTGCGCAGATCAGCGGTCACCACGTCGGAGATGGGCTTGCCTCCCCGGAGGAACGACGCTGGGTGGACAGTCGGGATACCCCACATCAGATGGCCTCTTCGAGCGCGGCGATCACTCGCCGCGCCTTGCTGTAGCTACGGAAGAAGACTCTGTCGTACCCCGACAGCGTGCCGACGTACCCACCAGCGTGGCGCATGAGCAGCTTCCACCCTTTTCCTTCGACCCAGGTGGCGTACAGCCGCGGCTTCGCGGTGCGATGAGCGCTGTCCCGGCTCACTTCGAGCTCCTGGCTCGCATGATAGGGGCGTGCTCCTTGCCGGCCACGACGCGCGTCAGTACTGCTTCGAGGTCGAGGTCGAGTCGTGAGCCTCGGTAGGCAAAGATGGACGCGTCGGGCAGATCTGAGACCGCCCAGAGCGCGAAGTTGCCGATCGGCACGACGACCTGGGGGCCTACCATCAGCAGCTCGCGCAGCAGCCGCTGCCTGCATGCCCAGGCGCTCATCACCTTGACCTGTTGCTCCGGTATGACTGCCCCATTCGAGAGCGTGATGTCGCGCGGTCTGCACAGAGCGCTGTTGGAGACCCACACCTGATCGCGAGTCAGTCCAAACGAGGCACACATCTGCCAGACGAGCTGCCCTGTAGGGCCGACCAGCCCGTAGCCGTCTTGTTCCTCTTGCCTCCCGGGGTTCTCCGCCACGAAGGCGATGCGTGCCGGGATGGGCCCGTCTGGTAGTACCTTGCGGCAGTACTTCAGCGGGCACTGATCGCAGTTCGGCTGCGCGAGCAGTGCGTGCACCCGCTGCCCGGGAGTCCAGCTCGGCAGCCGCACTCCCTGATCCGCCGCCGAGGCCTGAGTCCACAAACTGCTCGCGCTCACTTCTTGTACTCCACCAAGACGAATCTCTCGTCGGTTAGATGCCTCTCGAGTATGGGCAGCACCTCTTCTGGCTTGCGCCCACCGTTTCCGCAGCCGACGAGAGGCACGTAGATGTTGGCCCCGCCGACGCGTTCCATGATGCGCACGGCTTGAGCCAGGTTGTATGCAGATCTCTCGATCAGCTCGAGCGAGGCTTCCTGCCGCCACGATAGGTACGGGTGGCCAAGGTCGAGAGGCTTGACCGGGAAGAGGATGAGGTTGCTAAAGCAGCAGGGCTGCGTCGCCGCGCCGAAGCGCTTACAGAAGGCTCCATACCACGACGGCAGCATCGGATAGTGCCTCTTCGCCTGCAGCGCGATCCCGGCGCCCATCACGTTCTTTCCCTCAGAGGTCCACCCGATGTTCGTCGGCACCACGATCCAGTGCGGACTCCTACCTAACTCCCAGATGTTTCCCTTAACCTTGACCATCACGACCTCCGCGACCTGCTCCTCTTTGGCCTGTGCTTGTTGTTCCACATCCTAGCAGCGCGCTGCAATGCCACACGAACCTCGCGCGCTGCGGCGGAGACGCCGTCGATCTGCGCTACAATGCACCAGTCGACTCGCGCGTCGTTCGGCCCAAGAGCGAAGACTGTATTGACGATCACCTCCAGTCCTCGATTAGCCGCCTGTTCTATAATCGCGCTCGCACTGCTGCCTACGCTGAGCTCCCTCCATGGCTTCCGTGCCCTTCTGGCCATCAGGTCGGCAGCCATGGCGACCGTTTCTGGATCACTCGCTGTTTTCATCTTCATTGCGTCCTCGCAGACTCGAGAGCCTCCGCGTCGAGACCTTGATAGGGGCAGCTCTCGGTGAGCTGCATCCAGAGGCGTTTCTTCTCGGCGTGCATGACACCGAGCACAGTCCCCCGCCGTTTGTATCTCCAGTCCCTCGAGTCCTCGGAAGGCTTCCGGAGTGTCTCGACAATAGCTTTGTAGTGGGCACGCTCCCTGGTGCGCGGCTTGCGCTTCCACTTTCGGGGGAACGGAGGAAGCATTTCGGGTACCGTGAACGGCACGAAGTCTCTGTATCGACATCGGTACGGGCACCCTTCACAGCGCAGCGTGAGCCAATAAGGTGGGTGAGCGGAGCGAGCTGACGCGGTACGCTGCGGCGGCCGTGGTCGCATGCTACCGCTCACCCGGGGAACCTGCGGGCGTCGAACCCGCTCTCGCCACTCGGCGCCACTTGGCGAGTCGCCCGTGCCCACATCGATGGGGCTGCTGGGGTCCCATAAGCCCGAGCCGCACCATTGCGGCTCGGGCTGCAGTCCGTTCAGTTCACGATCGAGAGATCCCCCTACGAAGCGCTAGCGCTGGCCGACGAAGCCCGGAGGGGGCGCCGGCGCGGCGAAGCCCTGCGGGGCCATCGGCTGCGCGGCCTGGGGCGCCGGCACGAAGCCCTGCGGCATCGCCGGGGCGGCGAACTGCGGCTGCGCGAACTGCGGCTGCGCGGGCGCCGGGGTGACCGCCGGGACGACCGGCTGGAGCATGCTCGGCGAGGGCGCGGTCGCTGGGGCGTTCATCGGGGCGGCTTGGGGCTGGCCGGCCGCCTGGATGGGGCGCTCGTCGCCGACGTTGACGCTGTCGTTGCGCATCGTCAGCTTGACGAGGATCTGCCGCCCGACGAGCCACGCGTCGTCGAACTGCCCACCGTTGGCGGCCACGTGCTGGCCGAGACCCGCCGCGTCGATCAGCCGGCGGAGGAAGGGCGCGCCCTTGTCCGACAGCATGTAGTTGTGGTAGACCTTGCGGCCGTTCGAGTCCTGCGCCGCGCCAGGCCCCATGAGCACCTTGGAGACGATCTCCAGGTAGGGATTGCCCGTCTCCTTCGCGGCCTTCTGGGTCGCGCTGACGATCTCCAGGTAGTAGTCGCCCGCGACGGGACGCCACTTCTCGGCCGGCTGGACGTTCGCCATGTTGAGAGGGATGACTGCCATGTGCTTTCTCCTTGGTTGCCGCTCACGTGAGTGAGCGCGTGTTGTGGGTACGTATTGGGCACCCGGGTGAACTGCTTATCGAACCTGAGCCGCCGTCTGCGGCCCGGTGTAGACGAGGTTTCCGATCCTCGAGTAGATGGCCCCGAAGGGGTCGAAGAACCCCTGCGGCAATGTCTGCACTCCGTAGAACGCTGGCGGAGGCGCGACGAGCTTGCCCTCGGGGAAGCTGTTGCCGTACTTGTGGCGGATGTCCTTGTTCAGGTTGGTCGGTGAGACCCACCAGTTGGGGATGGTGATGCTGCGGCCCATCGCGTTCGGGTTGGGCTCAAGGAAGTTCTCGGCGTGGACGAACATCTTGCAGAGCGCAGGGATCTTGAGCCGCGCGCCGCCGGTGAAGAGTGGCTCGACGCCGACGAGGCGCGAGGTGCCGTCCTTCTCGTTCGACTCGGTGATGCGCTTCTCGAGCGCGAGCCAGATGATGTTGAGGCCCGTTCCGTGGAGCTTCATCGCGAGGTTGCGCACGAGGTGCGTCTCGAGCGCGCCCCAGTCAGGCTTGCGCATCTGCGGGAGCTCGCCGTTCGGCAGCTGGCGCTTCTTCAGCTCCTCGGAGATCCACATGTCGATGTAGAACGTGATCGAGTCCACGACGATGGTGCAGAAGCCCGCCTGCTTGGCGCTCGTCACGATCCAGTTGACGTAGTTCGTCATGTGCTGGACCGAGGTCACGCGGAAGATCGGAGGGATCGGCCGCCCGTATAGCGCAGGGAACTGCGTCAGCGCGTCGTCACCACCCTCCGGGCCGCACGACAGGAATAGCGGGTTCGGGAAGAGCCCCGCGCCCGTCGTCTTGCGCGTGCCCTGCCCGCCGAAGATGAACAGCGTGAAGCCGCCTACGTCGAGGTCGATACTCGGAACGCGCAGGTCCGGATGGAAGTTGGTGTAGGTGCGCTGCTCTTGCATTGGTTAGTCCTCCACCGCGGCTAGCGCGGAGCAGAGCGCGTCGAGGTCTTTGCCTTCCTCGGAGCGCATGGATGTCGCGATGAGCTCGTCGACCAGGCGAAGCCCGTCGCGCTCCTCGGGGACAGCGCTCACCT